CACTGGCTTAATTCCCGTCCCAATAGGAACAGGCATAGACCCCGGATACACTCCGACGCCCCCACCCATTTACACGACCATACCGCCTTGGTCGGCCACATCTACTAACGGCATCACAACCCCCTAAATGTCCCTCCCGATTACAGTCAGAAGGCTTGACGCCGACAAACAGCAGTTAAGTGCTGACCCTATTTCCATTTACGGGTATAGAATCTATAACCCGAACAACTACACCATCTACGTCAAGTTATACGACGCCCTTGCGTCGAACGTGGTCATTACGAACAGCGCCGTAACATCCACGACGCCGACTCTGACCGTAACCTGCCCTGCCCTGATCGAGACAGCCACAGACATCAGCCAGCCGTTTGCCACGGCTTTGACCATCCGCTGCACGACACGCAACGTTGACAACGACACCAACCCGCCTTCGGACTTTCCCGAAGTAGTCTTTGCCATCACGGCAGCAGGCTCAGGGACAGGCGATGCTTTGGTTAGCCAGCCGCTCAGCCAGTTTGCGGCTACGACAAGCGCGCAGTTGGCCGGGGTCATCAGCAACGAGACAGGCACAAACCATTTAGTCTTTTCCGACAACCCGACTCTGACCAGCCCGACCATCAACAGCCCGACATTGACTTCGGCTGCACTGGGCCAGCCAGCAAGCGGCGACCTGACCAACTGCCTCAGCCTGCCGGTTACTACCGGGGTCAACGGCTGGAGCGCAGTGGCGGCCAGCACTAGCCCAGACCAGGCTGATGCCGTTGTTTTCTATTCCCAATCCCTTGACGCCATCAGGGACATTACTTTTACCAGCCTGGCCGATAATTTGCAGATTACCGGGATTACCGACCCGACCAGCAATTTCACGGCGACCTTTGACGTTACCGGCCTGACCGCAGACAGGGCTACCAGAATAGCCGATGGCGCAAGCGTTACGGTAATTCCCGGCCAGCGTGGGGCAGGCCAGGTTGTCACTGCCATTAACGGCACAGGCCAGGTTCTGGTAGGCTACCCTGACGTATCGACCGAGACACAGTTTGCGGCTGACAAGAATAATTACACCAACGCAACTGACGCTTACCACCTTCGCTATAGCACAGACGGCACACGCACGATAACCGGACTGGCAGGTGGGCAGGCTGGCGAAGTTCACATAATCAACTGTGTCCTGAACAGCCTTGTCATCGCCCACCAGAGCGCGAGCAGCACGGCAGCCAACAGATTTCTCAACAACACTGGCGCAGACATCACCCTTTCGGTAGGCCAATCGGCCCTGATCGTTTACGACGCAGTAATCTCCCGCTGGATATGCTCAAGCTTAGCGGGCGGCGGCGGTGGCGGCACACCTGGCGGCAGCAGCAGCCAGGTGCAATGGGACAATAGCGGCTCATTCGGCGGCATCAGCAGCATGACGACCGACGGCACAATCGTCACGCAAAAGGCCGGAACCAACTTTGTCATAGTTGACCCGTCCGACACAACCAAGAAGGTCGTGGTTGACGCTTCCAACCTGACGACAGCCAATACCCGCACCTTCAGGATACCCGACGCCAACTTTGTCGGGGTCATCGGCGGGTCATCGGTCTCCAACCAGTTCGTCACAACCATTTCAGTCGGCGGCGTCATCAGCAGGGCGCAGCCTTCCGTAGCCAACCTGAGCGACGGCTCTACCGGCACAGGCTCGGTTGTAATGTCAACCTCGCCAACATTGGTCACGCCAGTCTTGGGCACGCCCAGCAGCGGCACGCTCACAAGCTGCACAGGCTTGCCGGTTAGCACTGGCATTAGTGGCCTTGGCACTGGCGTAGCAACAGCTTTAGCAGTCAACAACAACGCGGCAGGCGGCTATTCCCCCATAGACGGCACAGCTACGCTCAGCAACAAGCGGATTACGCCAAGGGTCACGGCGATTACGTCCAATGCCACTTGGGCTCCCAGCGCAGACACGGATGACGTTTACGAAATCACGGCACAAGCCGCAGCGGTCACGACCATCAGCAACCCGTCAGGGACGCCAGTGGACATGCAGAAGCTGATGATTCGGGTCAAAGACAACGGCACAGCCCGCGCCCTGACTTGGAGCGGCAGCCAATGGCGGGCGTCGTCCGACCTGGCCCTGCCTACCACCACCATCCTGAGTAAGACCCTTTACATGGGTTTCATTTTCAATTCTGCCGATACCAAGTGGGACTTGGTGGCTCTCCTCAATAATTTCTAATGGCGATTGCCAGAACACAAGCTGTCTCAGCCACCTCGAGCAGCGCAACGCTGACCAGCACTAGCGCGAATGACTTAATTGTGGTCATGGCTTATCGTGGCGGCAGCGCGGCCACGCCCACGATTGGCAGCGGTTACACACAGTTCGCAACCAACAGCGGCACTGGCCAATCTTACATCGCGGGCTACAAAGTTTCTTCGGGCGGCGAGACAACGACAGGCACATGGACAAACGCGACGGCAGTAGCGTGTCTGGTCTTTAGCGGGGCGACAAGCGTAGGGGCTGGCAACAACACGGCGGGGAACACGACCACGATTAGTTATCCGGCACTCACGCTGAGCGTGGGCAACGGAACAAGCGTAGTAGTCGGCTTCGGCGCGGCAGGCTCGGCCACGGCAGGACTAAACGGCACGCCCAGCGGCACAGCCCCCAACTTTACCAACCGAACCAACCAGACAAGCATCAACGGATGCGACACAGCCGCTACGGCGAGCAACCTGACAGCACAAACCTTAGCCTTCACGACTACAAGCAGATGGTATGGCGTAACGGCAGAAGTCATAGCCACAACTACGGCAACCGGAACTAAAGGCCAATTCTTACAATTTTTCTAACATGCTCGGCATAGGAATAATGAATCTCACGCCGTCCGATCAGGTCGGCAAACATTCGCAGCCATTGGACAACGCCTTCCTTAACCCTGTCTGTGACGGCGTAGCCGTTCGCACGCAATGGGCCAAAGTGCAGCCGTCAATGCCTACCGTTGACTTCTCTTTCCTTGCTTCAGGCAAAAGGCTGGCAGCGCAATACAACAAAAAGTGGAGCGCACTGGTCACGGCAGGCGTTACCACCCCGCAATGGGTTTACGACCACGGGGCTTACAAGTTTACTTTGCACACACCCGGCGAGCCAATAGCCTTCATGCCTCTGCCATGGGACAAGGTATTCCAGGCCAAGTGGAGTTCGTTCCTTGGAGCTTTCTTTGCCAACTTCGGCGGCGACCCCAACCTTAAGTATGTCGTCATGGGCGATGGCCGCAGGGCTGAAAGTTACTTTGTCACTTCAGCCATTGACCAGGCGGCCTTGGACGCCAAGGCACGTGCAGACGGTTACGTGGACGGCATGGCTGCATGGCAGGATGGAACCCAGTGGATTATCGACCAGTATGCCAAGCTTTGCCATTGCTGGTTCCTATTGGACTTAGGCGCACCCGCCCCGACCGACGAAGGCAGGGCAGCATTGCAGGCTGTCTGTAACTATGCCGACCAAAAGTATCGCGGCAGATTCGGCGTTAAGTCAGACGGGCTAGCCGTCAACGGCCCTCCGGTTGGCTCCATTGGCGTTACTGAAGTGCAAGCTTTATCGCCTAAGACATGCGTAGGCTACCAGTTCGGCTTGCCGCAAAAGACTGACGTGCAGGCCATGAACAACAGTCTTGCAAGAGGCATGGGATTTGGAGCGCATTTTATTGAAGTGTACCAGGGCGACTGCGACTACCAGCCGCATTGGCCAGCGTTGCGCAACGCCAGTGCCGACATGAAACAAATGTAATGGCAGCAGGCAGAATAAATGTCCGCTGGAAACAAGCCCCCAACACCTCCGGGTTTCCTGACCCGTTAGTGGGGGTAGAACTGTTTGGATCACCCGCTGGCCCAGGTGGATCAACAGGCCTGTACTGGCAATACTATGTCCACACCGACGTTCCACGTCCAACCTGCGTGGTGCTGCACATCGGAGAATACAAATACGGAGAACCCGGCCCGTCTAATGTTGCTACTGACCTTTACTACGCTGGCTACAATGCAGTATCCGCGCAATACAGGCTTGCCGATCCCGGCCACGAAATGCACGCTGCGCCAGCCAACCAGCCAGTCGGCGACCACGGCATCTTTCCAGAGCAAGTGCAGGATGTTGCCGAAGCGGTTGATGTGCTTAGGTTGGGAACCAACGGGGTCGCCGCAGTATGGTCAACTGACCAGGTTATACTTGTTGGCGGAAGCGCAGGAGCAAGCCACGCCGCTCATTGCGCGGGCGCATCAGTGACGGTCAACGGAGTTCCAATAGCCCAAGCCGACGCCGCTGTTTGCCTGAGTGCTGCATTCAACTACCAGCTTGATTCGCCGCCAGGAATAGGCAACGACCCGAACGGAGATTTCAGAAACTACTGCGGCTGCACCATTGGCGCTCCTTGTGACGGCGTAGGCGGCACACGCGACTTATGCTCGCCTTACCAGCAATGGAGTCTCACGTCATCTCCAATTTTAATCTTCGACACCAACAACGACCCCATCAGGTATTGGCAGGGCGACTTTATGCGAACCTACCTTGACGGGATAGGCTTCAGCTACGGCGGCAGACGGCTGACCGAAGCAGCTTTCCAAAGCAACGGCGGAACGCGGCACGCCTTCCAATACTGGACAGCGCAGCCCGGGTTTCCCGACGAAGTGGCAACTGAAACTATTGCATGGCTACAAGCACTGATACCACCCCCATGATTGGCCAGGTATTACACAGACCACAAGGCAACCTGAAGGCACTCTGGCTGGCGTATGCCGCCGTGCTTGAGCGTGAGCGCATAGCCCAAAAGACTTTGCGTAAAGCACAAAAACAAATTAACAAATGATTTGCGGCGATAACATAATTCTCTGCTGGTCGCGTACATTGACTGTGGCGTTCAATGCCCGGTTAGCCAGCGTTATCGCCGCCCTCTTTATGGTGGGATGCGCGACACAACCCGCGACAGTTTCGCACTTTATTGCTCCAAGCACTGTTCCTATCTCGCAGTCGCAGAGCAAGATAGCTGTCCAACAGGTAGCGACAGAAACACACATTAAAAAAGCAGAAGCAATCGTCAAGACGCTAACGCTAACCCTGCCGGAAGACAAAACAAAGGTGGACGCCCTTACCGCAGAATTGGAGGCTGCACAAGCGTCAAACGACGAACTTAAAACTTACAATGACAATTTACAGGTACAGGCTACCGATCTCACGAACGAACTTGATAAACAAACTGCCGCATGTAACACCGTGGCTCAGAATTACGACAAGCAAGTCGTCCAGAACACGGCCCTTCAAGCCTCTAGGCATGGCTGGGTTAAGCGGTTCTGGATAGCAGCAGGCTTATGCTTGGCCGCAGGCATCTGGATATTCAAAGCCCCTTTGTTAGCCCTGACAGGCGTAGGCATATGAAGCTAACCTTTCTGGCCTGCGTAGCAATGGTTTGTCTTACTTTTGCTTACTCATCTTACATGCACGTTGTCAGCATCCAGATACAACTAGATTACGCACGAGAAATGCAGACCGACAAGATGGCCGTGCGCCCGAAGATATGACAATGGGGGAAGTTAACGGTTCACTGAAGCAGATTGGATTTTGGCAGTTCAACATAGGGCATCTGCTTATCTGTATCGGATTGATAGCAGCATTTCTGGCGTGGTGGGCAAACTTCGGTTCGCTCCCGCAGCGCAACGCGGAAAACATACGTCAACTGGCAGAAATTGTTAAAGACATAAACGAACATGGGCCGGTCTGGGGCAGGATTAACATGCAGTCAAATTCCACGGACATTCATAGTCTGGATGTAAGGATAACCAGACTTGAATCCAATTACGCATCAGTCAGTGAGAAACTTACAAACGTGCAGACCAAGCTGGATGTTATTGCAGCGTTGCTTGAGGACAACAAGAAGAAGCCGAAATGACGACATACATCTTGCTTGTTCTTATTGTCCTCCTGTTCGGTTGCCAGACCGTGCCGAAGCATAAGCCCCGCCACGGCCACAGGCATCACCGCGCGACTACACAACAGTGCTCCCCCGATGTTGCACCGTGCGGGCAAACAGATTTATCGCCAGTTGCTCCTCTACTAAGACACACCATTGACGAAGGCCCATGAGTTGCTGGCTTAGACAAGTATTTGAGGACAATGACAGAGCATCTTTCGCCTTTGTCTTCACCGGCATCATAGTGCTGGCCCTGTTGACATGGGACACTTACATAGTTTTTACCAAAGGCATTGTGCCAAACCTGGCCGACCAATCACTTTTCGCAGTAGTTATTTATGCTTCCAAGAAAGCAGCTACCACGGTCACCTCGGTTATGAACGGAAAGTAACATGACTCAAGCAACATCGTCTACCGGCCCCAAACGCATCTACTGGCACAAGTTCATCAAGAACCACGAGGACATTTTCTACCACATCGAGAAGTCGCTGGCGAAACATGGCTTTGACCTAATGATAGTACTCGATCACAAAGGGGTCTGCACCGACGCCTATATCGTCAAAAATAAATGAGTCAGTTTGTTGGCGGCGCTCCCACGCCGACCTATGAAGACACAAGGCTTGAGATTGTCACGACCTGTGTCGGCTTTGATGACCTACTTGATTTCAACCTCTCCCGTAACATCGGGGAATGCGACACCTACATTGTAGTAACAACCCATGCCGACAAAAAAACGCAAGCGGTCGCAAGGAACTACGGGGCAATCTGCGTCCAAACGGACTTGTTCAGCAAAAACGGCCGCAGCTTCAACAAAGGCGCGGCCATCAACGCAGGCTTCGATTACTTCCAGTACAACGGATGGCGACTACACCTGGACTCCGACATACTGCTCCCTCCGAGCTTCTACCGGCTCCTGTTCAACCACTCCAAGCTCGATAGGAACACCATCTACGGGGCCGACAGGCTCAATGTCGTCGGCAAAGCGAACATTGATAAGTTACACAGACCAGAACGGCAACATAATTACCGATTACTGCTTGCTCCTAATCATGGAACGCCCGCGCACAGGCTTGTTTGCTCGCTTAGGGGCTATCTGCCGTGCGGCTATTTCCAAATGTGGCACGCTAGTTGCCAGAAACCCTACCCTTACTCGCTGGGCACGGCTGCTCACGACGATATGATTTTTAGTGCATCATGGCCTGAGCAGAACAGGAGAATCCTTCCGTCAGCGTTCGTTTACCACATCTGTCCGACCCCGCCAGTAGTAGGAGAGCACTGGGAAGGGAAGCAGAGAAAAGTTAGACTTAAGTGACAAAGCGGTGCGGCAAGTGCAGGGTCGGATTACCTCTATCTGGCTTCTATAAGGCAAATCACGGAGATGCAAACGGGCTAGAGTGGGAGTGCAAGAGTTGCCACAAGTACAGGGAATCTAACCGGAGATGGCAGCAGCGCGTAGAAACAATAGCAAGATACTCGACATCTAGGTGCTGCCAGAAGTGCGGCTACAACGATTTACGGGCGCTAGTATTCGATCACGTTAATGGCGACGGAGCCGCGCACAGGAAACTAGCAAGAGGCACGGGAATCATAAGCTGGTTACGAAAACACAACTTCCCTACCGGCTTCCAAGTCCTCTGCCACAACTGCAATTTCATCAAGCGATTGGAAAACAAAGAACACGGTAACAAACAACCAAGACTAAAACCATGAACCCATTAAACATCCACTTCGTATGCCTGCTGCTTGCCTGCATTTGCTTTGCAGTCGGCTTCTTCGGCGCACCTCGCTTTAACTGGCTGTGCGGCGGCCTGTTCTTTATCACCCTCGGCATGATTCTGCACTGATGATTACCACCCAGAACTACATGCGGGAAGAAAACCCCGACAAGCCTTCGGCAAAAGCGTCAATGCTTAGCCATATAACTGCGCTCAGAGAGCATTTCAAAGATCATCCGATGATCTTGAAGCTGCTCGACGTGATTACGCAGGTGCTTTGAGCGTCATAAGAGATTTACAGACACTTCTCGGCGTAGAAGTGGACGGCATGGAAGGCCCGGACACAAGGCGAGCCATAGCGGCTGCCCTTGAGAACGGCCAGCACGCCGTCAAGGGCACGTCATTCGCTGACCCTGCCGATGTGCGGGCGTTCAAGCTCTGCAAGATTGACGGCCATTCTGACCATGAATGCTTTAGGGTAGGCGACAACGGAATAGGCTGCTGGGGCGACGATTGCTCAGAAGGCAGCGGGCCGATAGTGGCCATTACGCCTGACGACATGATAGCAAGGTTCGGCAGCACTTTAGCCGCCAAACATCAGCTTGTAAAAGTAACTTCGGTAAACGGCACTGTAACCGCAATGGTGAAGGATAGGATGCCGTGGAAGAAATACATCACCAATGGCGCGGGTTTAGACATGAATCCCGACACATGCAAGGCGCTTGGTATTTCAATTCCCGCCGAAGCAGGAGTTATTTGGCAATGGATAGAATGAAGCGCGTAAGGCTATGGATTCATTGTTTACTGCGCTTCCACCGAGAAGCGGGTATCAAAGTTCAAGGTAGGGTAGTGGACTGTTACTGCTACGACTGTCCATACCGTCCATGACTGACCCGTTAGCCACCACAACCACAGGCTTTGCCAAGCTAATGCTTGGCCTAGACCTATACCCGTGGCAGGCCGAAGCCTTACTGCCGCTTGAGAGCGCAGGGCCGGGAGGCAAACGACAGAATATTTCCGTAGCGGCTCCGAACGGGTCCGGTAAGGACAGCCACGTAATACCAACGGCAGTTTTCTGGTGGCTGACCATGCACCCGAAAGGGCGAGTGGTCATTACCAGTAAATCGCAGTTGCAGATCACCGAGCAAACGCAGGATTCAATTAAGAAGCATTACCAGAAGTTCCGGTATGCCACGCCAGTGGAAAGCCCGCATTTCTCACTTAAAACACCAGAGGGCGGCGAAGCCATAGCCTTTGTCACCAATGACGCCAGTAGGGCGGAAGGCTGGCACAGCAGGGAAGGCAGCCCGCTGCTGATGATCGTGAACGAGGCCAAGGAAGTTGACGAAGGCATCTTTGACGCCATAGACGGACGCTGCACGCCTGACGTGCTCATGTTCATTAGCTCCCCCGGCCTGATGATGGGCAGGTTCTACGAAACTCACACAAAGCTTAGGTCGCAATGGAAATGCGTAAGCGCAGGGCTGGCCGACTGCCCGCATATACCGCTTGAGCGCATTAACCACGTTCTAGCCACCTATGGCGAGACTCACCCTGTCACTCGCTCGACTCTATACGGCGAGTTCATGGAGAGCGATGACAAAGACCATTACGTGCTTACCCGCGAGCAAGTGCTGGCTTGCTGGGACAGCCCGCCAAAACATTCGCCAGGGTTCCGCTACGGCTTCTTCGACTTTGCCGAGGGCAGAGCGGAAAACGTGTTCTTCGTGCGTGACGGTAATAAGTACGAGATGGCCGACGCATGGCGGGAGAAAGACAAAGACGCCATTGTGGGGCGCTGCATCTATCTGATGCGTAAAAACAACCTTGGGGCGCATGAAGTAGCAGGTGACGCAGCCGCCAAGAACATTTTGGACGGCCTGTCAATGGCTGGCTACAACATCCACAGGCAAAACTTTGGGGCTAGGCTGGACAAGTTCTTGCAATACAAAAGCTGGTCGGCCTTTGCATGGCTAACAGGGGCGCAAAAGATCATTAACCGCGAGGTAATCATACCAAGGGACGACATTCTCTTTGAGCAGCTAGTTACCCGCAAGAAAGAGTTCACGGTCGATGGCCGCCTTGGCCTTGAAGAAAAATATCGCATGGAAAAGAACGGAATTGAATCGCCTGACCGCGTGGATGCCCTGTTTGGGGCGATGAGCGCTGTTGATAACAGCATGATGAAGTCAAGGCACTCGTTTTTCGACTCTATTGAGCAATTTAACAGAGACAAAGAACTCGGCGGTATCTCGGTAGGATTGTAATGGACAAAGATACTTACACGGAAGTCCTTGACGCGCTTAAAAACCGCACCTCATGGGAAACGGACAACGCCAAGTGGGGGAAACTACGCTTTACCGGCATCCGTCGCACCAAAAGACCCTATCCAGGTGCGCCTGACACTCATTACGCTCTGGCCGATGAGCTAATCGAGAAGCTAAAGCCATTCTACGCCCAGCAAATCTTTCCAGAGGAGCGAATAGCCACATTTGTCAGCCGAAACGCTCAAGCCCGTGAAAACACCGCGATGGCAGAGCAATGGTTTGACTCCCAGATTAAGCAGAGAAGTAACTTTGAGCCTGCCATTATGGTTGGCATTGATACGCACCTTGAGGACGGCATCTGCCCGATCAAAACCTACTGGAATCCCAAGAAATCCCAGGTCGCGTTCGACGCCGTTGACCCGCTTTACGTTATTGTCCCGCCGTGGACAGAAGAACTGCAAGACGCCGACTGGCTGGTTCACGTTCTAGTCATTTCCAAGTCTGAATACAAGCGTAACCCAAACTACACCTACGCCGACATAGACTCAATCTCTGGTCGGGGCCAAGGCGAAGGCATGGTGTCCAACACCAAAGAACAAGACCGCTACCAGAGAGAAGGACTAACGTATGCGCCCGAAAAGTCTCAAATCGTCCTATGGGAAGTCTATACAAGAGAGAACGACAAATGGCAGATTGAAACCATCTCGCCAATCCTCGGCCCGGACACGCCCATCCGTGAACCAATGGGGCTACCCTTCGCACATGGCCAGTTGCCGTTTGTCGGGTTGCGCTTCGACTCCACCCAAAAGGGATGGTATTCCTCAAGGGGAATCCCGGCCATTGTCCTACAGCACGAACTCATGCTGTGCAAAAACTGGAACTCCCAGTTGCAGCACCTCGACTACCACGGACAGCCAACTTACAGCAACGACAGCCTTACACCCGGAAACACCCGCAACATTGACACAAGCCCCGGCAGCGTCTTGCCGCCGGGAATTAAGCCGAACGTAAACCCAGATGCGCCTCTCGACTTTGAGAAACAGATGCAGTTTGTCAGGGCATTGGCCGAAGCGCGCATTTCAATACCCGACCTTGGCAGCAGCGAACATCTGGCAGGCCCGCAGAGCGGCAGCAAGACGGCCACACAGGTCAGGGCGGTTATTGGCCTTAGCAGCCAGTCGAATGATCTGCGTTCCCGCATGTTCAGGTCGCAAATGGCCAAGATATACCGGCAAGCATGGTCAATCCTTAGCCAGTACGCAGGCGACCAGCTTCAATTCATTTACGATTCCGAATCCCAACAGCTTCCCCCCGAAGCATTGCAGGACACTTACACCATCGAGCCAAGCGGAAGCGCCGACAACTGGGACGTAAGCCAACGTTGGCAGGAAGCGCAACTGCTTTACCAGCAGCTATTCGGCAAACCGAATGTCAACCAGGACGAGAACCTTAAGTGGCTACTGGAAAACAGCAAGTGGCCAAGGCTTGTCAAGAGACTATTTCAGGATACCCAGCAACAATCTTCATTACAAGGCGAGAAACAGGCCAACGAGCTTGGCACAATGCTGAACGGCTATCCTATTCAGGTTAAGCCTGACGACAATCATGCCGTGCATATCCAGACCGGCGACGGCTTTATCCAGCGCCGGATGCAGACAGGCGAACCGATTACGCCAGAGCTAGGCCAACTATGGCTTACCCACAGGCAACAGCATGTCATGGGAGCCAAGCAACAGCGCGACCCGAACGCGCCCATGTATCAGAAGCAGCAGAACATGATGCAGAAGCAGTTCCAGATGATGTTGATGCAACAGGGCGGCGGTCAGCCACAGCCAACTTCCCCCGGAGTGATGCAGCAGGCGGGTGCTCAAGCAGGCGGCGGTATGCCGCCAATGGGCGCACCGCCAATGGGAGCGCCAGCACCAGCAGCGCCAGCGCAAGGCGGCCAGCAGAACACGGCTCCACAGGTTGCTCAGGCTTTGGCTTCGCTAATGAAGGCCGGGGCGCATGTTGACGTGACTGATGTCAATGCCGCCCTTGTCAAGATGGGATTGCCGCCATTAGCCAAGGAAGTAGCACCGCCAAGCCAGTCGTTAAATACGGCCAAGGCAATAGCAGACGCCAACAGGCCGCAGCCGCCTGCAAGGCCAGCGATGCCGCCGAAGGCGTGACCACCACTGACCTGATCTACGAAGCCATTCGCAAGCTTCGCAAGGAACTACTGGCCGAGATACGCCAGATAGTCAAAGAGGAACTTCGCCTGAAGAAATACCGCAAGGAATGATTAAACGCTTACTCGCCGCCTACAAACTCGCCAAAGAGTCGCAGCAATACTTTGACATTGCCGACAAAGCTAACTTCTGGACAGACGGCAACACTCAGGTAGCCACAAGCTTTTTCCATCAAGATACCGGCCAACGCCTGCTGCTTCGCCTTCGCAATGCCATGTTCGCTATGGCCATGCGGGCGTGCAATGACGTAAGCAACGGCGACTACGAACGCGGCAAGGCTAACGGCCTGATGATTGCCATTCAGGTAATCGAAAAACATTTATCGCCTGCTGAAGCGCATTCAGCACCCTCGGAACTAGAGACTGACGAACAGGCAATACTTTAGTTCCGCATTACAGCAGACCTGTTCTCCCCAGAACACATGAACGAAGGAAACATCGTTTCCGCCGAATCCCTGCCAGCAATGGTGGATTCATCCCCTGAGCCAGACGCAGAAGGCGCCAGGTTACGCGAACAAGCGGTAAAAGCCGATTACGGCGTAATAACCCCAGATTCGCAAGCCGAAGAACCTAAAGCCGACAAGCCAGAGGATAGCACGCAAAAAGATCAGCAACGTGCGGCTGATGCGGAACCAAAGACAGAAGCAGACAAGTCCGACAGCTTGGAAGCGTCGGCAGAAGATCAGAAACCCGAAAGTAGCTATCAAAAGCGCAAGAAGGAACTTGAAGCAGCCGAAAGACGCCAGAACGAGACCTGGAAAAAGCTCGATGAAGGCAAACTGAAATGGCAGGCAAGAATGCAACAGCAACTGGAACAGTTGCAACAGCAGCTTGTCCAGCAGAATCAGGCCAAGCAGAAAGCTCAAGGCCCACGCTTTAGCTCGCAACATCTGGCAGCAGCCGTTGACGAGTTTGAAGCCACGGCCATGAAGGCGCTTAACGAAGGCGACTCAGAATCCGCCCAGAAGAACTTCGACCTTGCCCGCAAAGCAAGGCAAGCCGCGCAGGAATCATATTTCGCGGAGCAAAAGGAAGAATACCAGAAAGGTTACCAAGCCCAGCAGCAGTCATGGGACACCAACTGCAAAGAGGTATTCAAGGAAGCCCCCGAACTGATGGACGTCAACAGCGAAATCGGCCAACAGATGATGCAGCTACTCAACGCCAAGCCGGTGTTGAGAGAGTATCCAGACGGATTCAAGGACGCCTACGAGCATCTGAAAGCCCTGCGGTTAGCTGCTGAAGCTTCCAAGCTGAAGGAGGAGAAAGCTTCTTTAGAAAAACAACTCAAAGAATTGCAACAGCGAACATCAATCACTGGTAGCGGCCCGACGCCGCGCTCCGAAAGGAACATCAGTGACTTACCAACAGATGAACAAGGCGAACAACTGAGACGACAACTCGACTCAGACCGCCTCGCTTACGCATAGCAAGAAAGAAGAAACAACTTAAATGGCACAATTACTTACCTCTTCAGGTGGGTTATCGGGCGAATACCAGAAGTACTTCGACAAGAAACTGCTTACCGCAGTTCTTCAGAAGCTGGTAATGTCCCAGTTCCCCCAAACGAGGAATTTGCCCCCAGGAATGGGTGCATTGACAGTGCGATTCACGCGGCCCATGGCCCCAGATCGCTCGACTGTATCGGCATTGACAGAAGGAACCGCGATTTCAAGCGACAGCGATTACTCGCTCACGTTTGTTGACGCGACCTGCACGCAAGTCGGTCAGAAAACAACTATCTCCGATATTCTCGGTGAAACCAACCTGTTCGATACCCTTCAACTGGTTTCGACATGGATGGGCCAGAATGCTTCCCTCTACTACGATTTCGCAGTTACGACTGAGTATCAGAGCGGAGTTAACGCGACCAACAAACAATATGCAGGCGGCGCAGCCGACTGGACGACCCTAGCGGCCCTGTCCACGACTGACGGTAAGCTTGCTATCACTGACCTCCTGAAAGCGTTTACGCGCTTGACGGCTGCCCGTGCGCCAAAGGCTACGGCCAATACGCATACCCCGGCAGGAACCAAAGGCGGAACTGACTACGTGGCAATCGTAGCTCCTCAGCCTGGTTACGACATTCGTCAGGATAAATTGTTCCAGGACGCAGGTGTCCGTGGCAACAATGACGGCCTGTTCAATGGCGAGTTCGGCTCATGGTATGGGATGAAGCTTGTCGAAGCGACTCAGCCTTGGCGTGAAGCCACTGGCGGCGCTGAAGGCACGTTCAGTTCGACTGGCGGCATTTATGCTACCATTTGCACTGGCTCCGAAGCAGTCGGCATGGTTAACCTTGCCTCGCAGAATATCACGCGGCCTAGCTTGCAAGTGCTTGCTAAAGGCGACAAGACTGACCCACTCAACCAGTTCACATCGGTTGGTTGGAAATCATTCTTCAAGGTTAAAACCCTGAAGGATGACTGGTCGGTTATTGTTCGGTCACTGACGACCTACGCATAAGGATTGAATGGATAGTTCGATTCAATCGGACAATCAACCCAGCGGTGACGCAGGCGCACAAGTCTGCGTCACCCTGGATTCCCTTAGCCTTGACGGACAACCACCGGAGGTCGGCGACCAAGTTGACCTGCATGGAACCGTCGCAAGCATCAGCGGCGACAACGCCTACGTCAAAGTCGATAACTCGATGGATGACAAAGGCAGCGATACCGATGATGGGAGCAATCTAAGAGACAAGCTCGATCCAAACTCAGATTACTAAAGAAAGACCCCCAGAATGACAAAAGCAATCAAGTTCATTGGCGCGATTTTGTGCCTGTGCTGTGTCGCTCAGTTCTCTACGCCTGCACAGGCGCAGACCTACGTGCGGCATTACACGGTGCATATCAGCGCCACCGCAGGAACAACTGTGGTCACAGCCTCAACGGCATACGTGGCCAGCGTTGTTGTCGCGATCTCGACGGTAGGGACTAACCCTATCCAGATTACCGACACGGCGGGCAATGTTAAGTTTCAGGCAGCCTCAACGGCGCTTGGGACAATCATTAGCTCAGGTTACACCAAAGACGCCTCGTTGCAGTTTACAGGCCTCAAGATCGTGGCTCCGGCTACGGCGGTGTTCGACGTTTCGATTACATACTACTTGTAAGTATGAAGACCGTAACCAGCTATCGGCTGGTAAGCGGTGAAGTAGTCAAATCTCCCGTGTCAGAAATGGCACGGGAGAGCTACGCCGCCATATCAGAGAAGCCGATGAGCCAGCGAGTGCTGGACGCCTATTACAGCCTTGAATGCCAGCAGAAGCCGCTAGGCATAAAGAACGCGAGCAGAGTCAAAGCTATTCACATGGCGGCTTTAGCAGAAGGACGATAACATGTCAGCACAAATACTAAAAGGCCACACATTCCACGATGGCGACACGGCTGTATCAGCAGCCACGCTAAACAGCTTTGTTGATTCAGCCACCATACTGCCAGGAGTCATCACGGAGCAGGCGGCTACGTTGCCTACCTATACCGACAGCTTTCTTTTCGTTGGCGCAAACGGGCTAAAGCAGTGCACGGCAGAAAACATACTCGGCCTGATTCCGATAAACGCAGGAGCCTCCACGGCATCACTACGCCAACTTGGGCAATTGTCCACGCAGGCCGCTCCCGGCAATGACACCAGATTTCCCGCACAAGTTACCGGCATCCGCAAAGGCAACGGAGTAGGCGCAGACACGGCAGCCGTGCCCAAAGACACGCTGTTCGCCCCAGTAGTTCTCACGGCCAACCAGACTATTGACTGGGACGCAGCCGATGTGTTCACGCGAGACATGGCGGGAAGCGAGACCTTCCCCATGATCAACTTCAGGGTGGGCAGAACTATCACAATCATTTTCAAGCTAAACGGCCACACGGCTGTCTTAACATCTTCGCCTTCCCCAAGGATAACGACCCTTGGGACAGGAATAAACTACTGGTATATCACCCTAACCACTTCGGCCCTCGGCATAATGGGCAATGGCACGCTAATTACATGACACTAACCCAGATAGCGGCTGTAGCAGCGACCAAGGTAGGAAGAACGGACAGCTTTGCGGTTACTACCGCGCAGTCGTTTGCCCAGTCCAGGCACGAGTATGTTTACGATGCCTTTGACTGGCGAAGCACGCAGGTCACGGTTACGCTGCCTGTTGCATCTGGCGTGCCTATCCAGATACCCGGCATCGACAGGGTTATTAGTGTTCGCTATTTCCAGGATGCATTGGACAATTCCAAGTTCCTTGACCCGGTTAGCGTAGAGTTCCTTTATGAGACAGGGATAGACCTTGCTGACGGCGCGTATGGCGACCCGCGATTCTACGTAGAGTTATACGACCAATCGACACAGCAACGCACGATAACCCTTTACCCCTCCCCCAGCCCGCTGCAAAGCACAAGCGGGGCCAATGTAACCGTGCTAGGCAAAAAGGCATTTGACCCTACGGCTACTGCGCCAATCCTGCCGCACATTGACCAGCTTCTTATTGCCTACGTAACGGCTGACTTACTTGAGACATTCAAGCAGGTGGCCAAGGCCCAAGCCAAGATGCAGGAGGCCGACAAGCTGCTGGCCGACGCGCAAGCCCGCGACACGCCGCCGATTACCAGGCCGCGCATGAGCAAGGTGCTCACCGTAAGCGGCAACAGCCTTGAGGAGCTTACCGATTCAGTCTGCGACATTATTGGCGATTGGAAGCTTGATACCCGCATTTCGGTTAAGGAACGGGTAAGGCGAAATTACCAGACCCTATGGGAAATGGCTCTCTGGCCTGAGTCAACCGTTGTTGCTCGCGTATTCGCCACCGACAACGAACAGATCATTCTGCCGCACTATTTCGACAGGGTGATAGAAGTCAGGGACGACCAGAACCCGACAGGCACACTACGCAACCAGGAAGTATCCATCTTCTTCGACGTTGACAAAGACATATTTGAACGTGTAGGCAACCCCACTGATTACACCATGCTGCCGCCCATTGGCGTGTCAGCTTTGCCGCCTTACACCGAGAATCTGCTGTTTTTCCTGGGTTCAGGTGATTTTGGGGGGCGGCTCACCCGATATCCTCATTTCCTACAGGAAACAGCAGAAGTATTCGTTAAAGGCGAGACAGACGGCGCGGAGCTATCCGAGACAGTGGACGTGCAATCAGTGGCAGGCGGCGTGCCGGGGCCATTGTTTGACACGGCCTTTGCCGTGCTGCCTTCCACCGCATTTGCCTACAACACGCCAATTACCATTGCCAAGCCGATAACCAGAAATGACATGACGGTTTACGGCGCAAGCAGCAAGCGAGTCTTACTACGGCTAGGGGCACAGGAGCGTGAGCGCAAGTTTATGCGGCTTTGGCTGTTGCCCAACAACAGTGCCAACACGGACGTAACGGCAGCCGAAAGCTACCTTGTCCTTGGCAAACGAGCCATTAGCCCGCTAGTGGCCGATGCCGATACCTGCCAGTTACGCAATGTTGAGAACATCCTGATAAACGGGGCCGCTGCTGACATGCTCGACAAGATGGGCAATGCAGCCCTGGCGGCTACGCTCAGGCAAAAGGCTACGGCAGCCTCGCAAATTATGATAGACGGCGAAACCAACCAGAACGCCAATAACCCGCAGGTAATTCCGTACGTGGAAGGCGACAGCTGCGGCTGGGATTACCGCCCGCTTTCCAAATCCAATTTCTAATATCATGGCATCAAGAATCATTCAGCAACCTGATAACGGGCCAGACTTAAACGAGAATTTAGACACTGGCCAGGGTTTCCTGTTTCTGCCCGATGTCACAGCAGTTCGCGGGGCTAATTCCATTGAGCAGATTGCCAGCGGCAGCCTGAACACGCTTACGCTAATTGAGGTCGTCATAGACGGCGACCTGCAATTCTGGCAACTCCAATCAGGAGCAGCCACGGCAGACACAGAGAACACTGTAGCCCCACTGGACAATGCTGGTATCCACTGGCAACGCGTAGGCGGCTTCGGCGCGGCCATGATGGCTGCTGCAAGGGTGACAACGGCTTCCACGGTTAGTTTGCTCAACAATACCGTCACGGCCATTAGCTTTGACACCGAACGGTTCAACTCAGGCGAATGGGACAGCGCAGTTAACCCAAGCCGAATCACGGCCCTTGTTGACGGCATTTACTCAATAAGCGGCAGCGTATCCTTTGCCTCTAACGCCACTGGCCAACGCAAGCTTGCAATCCGGCAGAACGGCGCAACCGATATTGCCAGCGAGCAGTCGCAGGCTACATCTTCTCTGCCAACCAACGTAACCGTGTCAACGGTCAACAAGCTGCTGGCAGGCGATTACGTTGAGCTTACAGCCCTGCAAACCAGCGGCGGCAGCCTCGACATACTAAAGACCAACCAATACTCGCCCGAACTGGCGGCTGTAAGGCTTGCCCCGTTCACGGATATTACCAACCCCTTCAGTGGCAACCCGCCGCCAACGCCAACCACTACTCCACCGGGAACCACCACAACCCCATTCACCGTCACGGAAGCTGGCTGGTATAGGGTCTGGGAAGGCGAATACCCGGCCAGCACCAATTTCAACATTATCAGGTCAGACAACGGCGATGGGCAAACGTCCGACACGGTTCTTGATGTAACCATTATTGCAGGGTCGCCAGAGGGAATTATCAATGTCACTCGCAACTCAATCCCGAACACGGCTTCGCCATCCATCGACTTCGTGCGCGTATATCACGATGCAGGCGTAGGACTGGCTTATATTGAAGTCCACCTGCTCAGGGGCGGCGAATGGACGATTTCACACTCAAGCCTGGACGACAACTACCTTGATGCGCCAATCCTTGAAAGCGACTTTGCCACAAGCGGGCTGACAACCCTGTCTTACGGCCTAAAGCCCAACGTAACAGGCGGCACAGGCACGATAGACGTGCCGCAGATCAACTCTGGCGGCAACAAGCTGCTTGCCCCCAACGCTGGCGTAAACTGGGCGACAGCAACTGGCACGCCCGCCCGCACAACCTTTGACACTGGCACAGCCACGCTTACGCAGGTAGCCCAGAGGCTAATGGGCGTTATCAACGACCTTATCACGCAAGGCGTATTCAGCCTTGGCATACCAGCCAGCATGACTTACGCAAATATGCTTGAACTGGCGGCTTCGCTAGTGGCAGAAGGCAGCGTAGCCAATGTTACAGACGCATTCAATATCACGGCAGCCCCCGACACGACAGTTCAGGGCATCTACACGCCAGTAGCCAACTTCAATAGCCACGCGGCTTACCGGATTCAAGGTTACGAATACGAGACAGGCAACACCCGTTTCGTAAGATGGTCAACTGAGCATAGCACTTGGACAATCGGCAACGCCAGCGGCAACCTGTATCACTCAGGGGCAACTGAATCCCATCCTTGGAGCGTGGTGCAATGGAAGAATGAATCCAATTCCAACGTAACCGTAACCATCACCGCCCCAAACCTGGCATTTACCTACAACGCCCTGACCGACACGCACACGGCAATGGTAGTGGCCGACCTTGGCACGACAAGCGGCTTTGCAGGCTTATACCTGCGCGGAGCCGACCTGAACAGCAAACGGCGGTATTACCTTGTCGGCACTAGCACCAACAACAAGCGGATTGAATGGAGCGGAGCGGAATGGCTAGTGAAGGACGACAGCGCACTGTGGGACAGCACGATTAACGACACGACTTACCCAGATCAAGCCACATGGGCATTAGTTTCAGTCACCGGCCTAAATGCCGTTGACCTTATGTCAGGTTGCACGGTTGGCGATATTACCAGCACCTACAACGGCGTCTATGTGCCCGTGCAGGGCATCTACAATGTTCTGGCTGGTCGCAAGCTGGTTTACCGCAGGGATGACGGGCTATACGAACTGCAAAACAGCGGGGCCATCTGGGTGCTGTGGGATGTGGTAGGAAATGTTGGCCTGCTTAATTCTGACACGGACGGAATATTCCCGTGGAACGCCGCATGGACGGGTGCAAACCTGACCGCCCAACAAAACACGATAGCAAGCGCCGGATGGATAAACGGCGTAAGCCAAGGCAACATCACCGGCAACGTAACAGGCAATTTCCACTTATAATTTATGGCAACATTCGGCTCAGTACCAGCAAACAGCAACTTCAGCCAGCTAACCGGCACGGTCGCCGCCGATGACGCGTTGGCAGGCAACATCGGGGAGGTGGTGATTTCCACGGTAGCAATAACGACCGGCCCATCCCTGACATCAACCACGGCTGCCAATGTTACCAGCATCAGCCTTACAGCGGGCGACTGGGACGTTACGGGCCAAGTCATATTTGAGTTTACCAGCGCAACGCAAAGCGGAGACTCTGTTGCGGCGATAAGCGGCAGCACCGGCGCTCTTAACTCGGACATGACCGATGCCTACAGCGTACTAAGGCTTACAACCACAACCTGCAAACAGACAATCACTTTGGCCCCGCAAAGGGCAAACATCAATGGCACACTCAGCCGATTCCTTGTAGCTCAAGCCACGTTCTCGGCAGGCTCATGCAAGGCGAGCGGATTCATTCGGGCCAGACGCATTCGCTAAATGCCACAGCAATTCGACACGCAGCTTGACACAGAGCCGCAGGCAGATGGCTGTCTAACGTTTGTCGGCGGCATGTATTCCAATGCCAAGGCACGGCTGCTCAAGCCTGAGCAAGCCAGCCTGATTGTGGACAGTGACGTTAGCGTTACTGGCTCAGTCTTTTCGCGCTTTGGCACTGGCCTGATAGGCAACGACGTTGACCCCATAGGCAATCCAACGTCTGTATCTGGCCTTGGCTATTACCAGACAGCCAGCAACTCATACGAAGTCGCAGGCGCAAGCACAGGCGTATTCAGGTTGAGTGGCGCAAACTGGTCGCAGCTTGGCTCACAGACATTCGGCAGCGGTCAGATTACGCTTACGCAAGGCGGCATAGGCGGCAGCGTGCTGGGCGCGGTAGGCGAAGATAAGCTGCACGCTTGCGGCGATGCAACGGACATCTACCAATGGGACGGCTCGGCATGGACTAACCTTAGCTCGCCCGAAACAACCAACTCGGCCCCTCGCAATGCTTCAATACTGGTCTGGCACACTGGCAGACTCGTGGCGGCAGGCGCAAGCATCAAGACCCGCACAGGTGACGCTGCTGTTGTGGCTGATGCCATATATTTCGGTGACATACTTGACCCTCCAAACTGGGGAGCGGCCCTTGGCGGCGGCACATATTCTACTCAGATCAGGGTAGGCGGCGGCGATGGCTCTGAGATTACGGGCATTGTTCCGTGGACGCAGGTCAACCTTGCCGTGTTCAAGCGTAATAGCTGCTGGGTAGTAGTAGCCGACCCGACCATTCCACCGGCAGCCTTTGAGATTGACCGGGTGCATCCGTCAGTCGGCTGCATAGCCAAACGCAGTGCCGTGCAAGTTGGTGCTGATGTCATGTTCTTGTCTCAGGATGGCGTACGCAGCTTGCAACAGACGTTTGCCAGCAACAGCCAGGAGAATTTGAGCGTGCCGTTGTCTTACCCGATTCAGGATTACATCAGGCGCATTAACTGGACGCACGCAGGGAACGCAGCCGCAACCTTCTGGAACAACCAATACCTGCTTGCGGCGCCATTGGACACCAGCACGACCAACAATTTCGTATTTGTCTATAATACCATCACATCAGCCTGGAACGGTTACTGGACAAACCTGCCAATAGCCTGCTTTGCCATTCGCAAGGCATCCGCAAGACAAAGCCTGATGATGGGCCTCACGACCGACGACAAGGTAATCGAATACCTTGACTACGTGACTGACGCCGACGCCACAGACTCTACATTTCAGGATTACAACGGCAACTACGTGGCCCCGGTGATTAAGACAAGGGCCATGACCTTTGGCGACCCGAAAGCGCCCAAGCACGGTTTGGACTACGAGCTTGAATGGAACAACAGCAAAGGCGTGATTACTTCAAGGCCGCTGCTGGACGATGCCCGCGACAGCAATGACCCGTCAGATGACACGCTTGTAATGTTGTCAGGCGGCTTCTCTATTCCCTTCAATATCCCTTTTGACATACCCGGCACTGGCATACAGCGGCAGGGGTTAGACCTGTTCAGGCGTGGCCGGTATAGGGAATTACAACTGCTAATTACCACTTCCGGCGCAGGCAAGAAAGAGCTAAGGCAAGTAACGGCCAACGCCTTTGTCGAGCCAGCCTCGCCAATCACGACAGATGGCAACGGCATCATCCTGCCTACGTGACCCCGCTGGACAAGCTTGAGAAGTTTGTAGCAGACAACTATGAATGTTCACGTTCATGGGAAGCAGGCAGCATCAAAGACTGGCTGCTCTGGGCCTTTAGTCACCGTTTCCTGTTCCTCGTGGTCGGACGAAATGGATATCCGGCAGGCATGGCGATTGCAAGGCCGCTACAGCATTATACCGATTGCAGGACAGAATACCACGACCCTGCCGACAACATCTACATCGATCTCACAATAGGCAACAAACAGTCCATGAAACCGCTCATGGCGCAAATAGTAAACCGGTTCGGAGTAAGAAAGAAGATTGTATTCAAGCGATACGGACGCTCGGAAGAACCTAAGTTCTACGATTTCCGCAGGTTTTCACTCAAGATACTAAGAAGTTAATTTATGGGAGATAAGAATCAAAAGCAGGCTAACATACCGCCAGCACCGAATCCGGTCAGCTTATACAAACAGTTCACTAACTCTTACCTGGGGTTCCAACCCACTTACCTACAGAACGAAGATCAGTTCCGTGGCTCGGAAGACCCCACCCGTATAGCAGAACAGCAAGGCTTACAGAGCGAGTTCGGCCCGACGCAATACCAGCAAATGCTGGATGCCTTTAACCAGCTTGACCCGCAATACTCCCAGGCGCACGCAGCTCTAGGAAACAGAGTCAACAGCGACCTTGCCAGCGGCGGCCAGTATGCAGGCGATTACAACAAGCTGATTAGCAGTTTGCAAGGGCAATACAACCTTGGCACTAGCCTTAGCGACCCGGAGAAGGCACAGGTAGAGCAAGGCTTACGCGGAAGCCAAGCTGCCCGTGGCAACATAGGCGGGGCAAGTGCAGGCATAGCCGAAGGCTACGCATTAGGCGACAGAGGCCAGCAGTTGCAACAGCAACGGCTTGGCAATTACGAGACAGGGCTAGGCCAAGGGGCGCAATACGCGCAGCAAGGCATAAACAACGCTGGCAGCTTCCTTGGTGCTCCTACGATAGCCCAACAGGCAAGCTTTGTGCCGCCAGTGTCGCCTGACCGCAGCTTTGCTTATGTCAATCCTAATGCGGGCTTCCAAGGGGTAACTCTTGGCAATCAAGCTTATGCCAATAACGTAGCAGCGGCAGGGGCCAATAGCCAGAGCGGCGGCAATCCATGGATGAGCACGATAGGCGCGCTTGGCAGCGTGGCGGGTGGCCTGATTTCCTCTGGGGCGTTCAGCGACAGGCGGCTTAAGACAGATATTAAGAAAGTCGGCAGCGATGATAAAGGCGGCATTTACACATTCAGATACAAGGGGCCAAAGTTCGTAGGCCGAATGGCACAGGAACTAGAGCAGACTGACCCCGGTTCAGTAGGCACTGACCCTGTTAGCGGCTACAAGATGGTGACAGCGGAACACGCACCAATAGAGGTGCAGTCTACTTGATTTCCTGACTGTAAGCCATTCCCTGCTCTATGGCACATGGCTCTAGATGATAGCGATGACCGGACTGATAGCAGGGAGTTTCTCCAAGATACTCCACGTTAGCTTAGACAACCGCATTACTGATTCGTTCAAAAATAATTTAGCTAGGTAAAAATAATGGAAACCGACCCACGGAAACTACTTCAAATACGACTCGCTCAACCAATCAGGAATCGCAAGCAGGCTTACAAGCAGATGCGGAAGCATCTAAAGGAAAGCGACAGGATAACTTATGTCATTTAACTGGTCAAATCCAAGCCAAGGGCAAACAAACACAGCCGCCCAGATACAATCGCAATACAAGCCTGAGACAGTCAGCATAGCCCCTATTGTGGCTGCTCTCCTGCAAAAGCAATATCACGACCAGGAGATACAGCAACAGCAATATCAGGACATGATAAAAGGCATAGGCAGCGCAGCCAGCGGCTATGCCAATTACCAGAATGCCGGGGCAGCCAATGACTCTGCCAATGCTGCCATGTATGGTATGCAGAATCCCAGTGACCCTATGGGCGGCTATCAAGACCCGAACAGAGTACCAGACTACGGCGGCACAGATGCCCTCAAGGCTTACCTGATGCAGCAGAAGGCTACCACTAATCCTTTGGATGACCAGCTTACGCAAGCTCGCATTGACGCAGAGAAGGCATTAACCACTCAGCGCAATAATAACCCGTTCGGGGGCGGCAATTCCCAAATGACTCCTCGCCAGAACATCAACACGCTGAAAGACGCACAGACGGCAGCTGGCGATGCTTTCGACCAGTACGATGTGCCGGACAGAATCTTAAATGACCCTAATGCCATACACGCCCCAAGCGACCAACCCGCAGTGTATAGCAAAGGAACACAAGCAACGACAGTGCCGCAAGGTCAATATCTGTACGTTGACCCGAAAGACAACTCTTATCACTACGTAAGCCAAGATTACCTTGACCAAGCACGGCAGGCGTCTAACACCTACCGACAGGCGCAGCAGACCTATCGCGGAGCACTCAACCCCGCCAGTCCACCGGCAGCACAACTTCCGCCACCAAATCCCTCTGGAGGTCAAGGTGTTCGTCAGGGTGATGTTGACCAATCAAGTCAGGCTCTACAGCAGGAAGGCAACTATCCAGTTGGCACGCACGCAAGAGCGGGCAGTGTATGGTACGTGAAAACTGCTACAGGATGGCAGGCAGACCCCAGTTTTAGTCAATAATGTTCGACGAAGTAGTATTACCGGATGGAAGCAAGCCGCAGGCGCAAGCCACGGCTATGCCCCAGTTTGATGAGATTGTGCTGCCCGATGGCAGCAAACCCGCTCAGGCACAACAGGACGTTCCCTCGCTAGAGCCGCAGGTAATCACGCCTGACGCTGGGCCGGTATCAGCCGCCCAGTACGCGCCAATGTCGCCAGAGGAGCAATCGCGCACAGGCCAAGTGGCATTTGAGCCTAATGCCGCCACGGCAGGGACAGAGCCTACGCCATTGGCAGAGGCTTTACGTGCCAATGTTCAGCCTATGCTTGAGCATCCCATTCAGGGCATGGAAAGCATGTTCACGAACTGGGATGATTTAGCTCATTTGTATCATCAGCCGCAAGACCTCCTTGGCCCGACAGCCAAGCGGTTTGCCGGTATGCCCGTTAGCCCCGAAGAAGAAATTGGCAGCCAGAACTTTTACAATACAGGCGTTGGGGCATTGATGGCCGCAGGGGCCATGCGTGGCAGCCCGATAGAGGAAATCCGCAAGGCTTTGTCACCAGAGGACGTAAAGCCATCAGAACAGCCTTCATTCTCTCAGCCAGGAAAGGCGGGCTTTACCGGCGAGGCTAAGCAGCCATGGGAACAGCCGCCAGAACAGTCCGCAAACGCGCCAGAAAGCCCTGTAGCGCGTTCTGATGCCCAGTCGGCTACCACCACACCGGCATCGCAACTCGGTGGGCCGGAATCGGTCATGCCCGGAGCGAAGTTGCCGACGTCGCAGTTGCCAGTAGAAACAGTACTCAAGCTGCGTTCGTCAGCCAACGCGCCCACGTTTGTCCGGCTAGTTGATGGGTCGGAGCACCGCGTAGGTATGTTCGGAGTGTCCTCTGGGGATGTAGTGCTTGCTGACGGAGGATATGCAGACCCTTCGCTTGTTACGAATATCCTAGACGAAAATCATCAACCCGTGTGGGGTTCTGATGCCCAGGCAGGGTCAGCACCGCAGGAGCGCGCTAAAGTAGAGCCACAGACTCAACGCTACCAGCAAAGCGAGCCTACCGAGCAGGAAGTCCAAGCGGCCAATGCCACTGGGCCGGAACCAGCCCCCGCGCCAGAGGAAGCAACTGAGCCTGCTCCGTCTGTCCGAGAAGCCATTTCCCTTGACGAACTGAGGCTTATGCGGGAGCGCAGCGACCTGCAACTGCAAAATGACCTTGCCAAGCGCGCCACGGGCAGCACGCATCCGGCAGTTGACGAGCGCATCGGCCAAATAAACGACGAACTGGACAATATAGCCAATCAGCACCTTGACACGACACAGGCTGTGCCGGAAGGCGCATTTGACACGCTGCGGGAACCACTGAACCTTGAAATACCGAACGATGAACCTGCCAATCCCCAAGTTCAACCCCAAGCAGGCGTGGATGTGCGGGGACAGCAGCCTGCCGAGGGACTGGGCGGGAATGGGGTGGAAGAAACCGCACAACCAAAAGGCAGCACTGAGAGTGGACAGCCTGCTGGGCCGGTGGAGTCTCCTCAAGCGGCTGGCGAACCAGTTAGGGTTGGAGCCTCACATAGAAGACTTGTAGAGCAGTTCGGCGAAGACGCCATTAAGCGGGGCGAAGTAGATTCGCCCGCAGCGTTGCAATATCAAGGGTACAGGGACATCCAGAAAGACCCCAGCCTCGGCCCTGCTGCCGGATACAAGATTTCCCGCGATTTACCCACGTCAACCCGCGAGCTTGGACACGCGATTGCGTATGGCGACATGCTTAATCAGCACGCACTGGATTTAGAGCGCACACAGGGAATAGATTCGCCGACATACGTTGACGCCAGAAACGCAGCCGAACAGTTCGCGCAAGGTGTAACCAAGAAGATCGGGACGCAATGGGGCGAACGCGGTCGGCAGCTTCAGGACATCAATAAGCCGCCGCCGCAGACCTACACAGGCATGAGGCAGGCGTATTTAGACCAGTTCGGCAAAGAAGCCCAAGGCCCGCATGACGCAGCAATGCGCGATGCTTCAAAAGGCGTTAAGGCCGCACAGGACGCAGCGGCTAAGAGCATCAACGATGTTGCCGACAAGGTTATCAAGGCTACCAAGGAAAAGCCAATGTCCATAGACGAACTCAGGGACAAGATAGGCAATAAGATGAAAGATTACTACAAGGACTGCTTGACCTAATGCCCTGTCAACTGCCAAAGAAATATCCGTGGGACGACAAGGACGTTGCTTCCATCTGGGAGCGAGTCAGGGGGCTTGTTAATGAAGGCAAGACCGACCAATCGGACATTATACGTCAAATATCAGCCGACTTGGGGGTTAAGCCGGATGCTGTGGCGCAAGCCATTATTGACCGGCCCAAGATAAGCAAGGCGATTACCAACAAGATGTGGAGAGATCAGGCGGCAAGGCGTTCCGTAGAGCAGGCGGCTTCTAGCATGGTGGCGCAAATGAATACACCGAAGTGGGTTAGCACGGCTAAGACTATTGCCGACATACCTCGCCGCATAGCCACGGGCCAGCACTGGACGGTCTTTTCTAAGACGCACCAGGGAGATTTACTTTTCACTAACCCGAAAGCTTACTTTGAATCATTCAGGAACAACTTGAAACTAACTGGCGAAGCAGGCCGGATAGCGCATGAGCAGCGCATATCCGAAATGAAGGCTGACCCTGATTACGACACAATCGTTCGTTCGGGCCTTAACACTGGTCAGGATGTTGGCAGCTTCAAGGGGGCTAAGTCTGAGATTCTAGGCAAAACGGCAAAGAAAGGCAGGAGCGACTTGGCCTTTGAGGAACTGGGCCGTCAACGGTTCAATATAATGAAGGACGCCATGAAGGACATGCCTGAGTCCGACAAGAACGCTACCAATCTCAGGACGCTGGCAGACGTAATCAATAACGAGCAGGGCAGCGCCAAGATACAGTCCACTTTCGGCAAGCGGCTTGCATCATGGCTGCTGTTCGCTCCACGACTTTTGCCAGCCAAGTTTAAGGCGTCTTACATTGACCCCATAAACGCATTCAAGACCTACACTAACAGGGCTAACGCTACATCCGGTCAGTTGCTTGCCATGAACTACGTAGGCCGCAGGCTTGCCACTTTGGCCAAGGTTTACACGGCCACTCTGGCGGCTGAAACTGCCTACAGCTATTTCAGTGGTGATAAGCGCAATATGCCTAACTGGGGGCAGGAAGGGATACAGGGAACTAGCTGGCTCAGGCCGAAGCTGTTCGGGCATGGTATTCCCGTTAGCCCAACTGTGGAAATGTGGAAGATTCCATTCCAGATGCTTGCGGCAGCGCATAACGCTAGACCGGGAGAAAACAGATTGCTGGCAGGCGGCGAAAAAGGGCTGCAAACCCTGATAAGCGCAGCCAGCCCCACGGTTTCAATCGCTTCTGAATTACTGACAGGGCAGCAAGCGGGAACGGGAAATGTCATGCCTAAGATTCCCTATACGGACAGGTCGCTTTCGGTTTTCCCTAATAAGCCCACTGGAACACACGTCCAACTAACTTACACTGAAATGCTTGGTGCTCATATACCCATCTGGGCGTCTGGTTTCGTGCATGACGTTTACGACAGTATGCGGGCAGAAGGCGTTGACCACCCTACGGCTAAGATGTGGATTCAAGCTGCCGCCAAGACGCTTGGTTCGGCCCCGACCGGCTATCATGCGCCAACGGAATACGAATCTTCCCATGATCAAGCCATGCACGCGGCACAGAACGACCCGCAATACAAGCAGCACGAAGCCGAATACAACGCTGACCATAAAGGCACGTATGCCGATAAGCTGGTAAAAGACGCGGCTAAGGCGCAAAAGGAAAAGAATCAGAATAGCCCGCCACCGAAGGAGCTATTCGGGGCATTCAACTAATGAGCCTTCTCCCCGGAATAGCCTTAGGCATAGCCATCATAATGGCCGTGCTTGTGCTGCTTGGCTGTATCTACAACGACAATCGCAATCAGGACGACGAATAATTTTATGCAATTACCAATGCCCAAAGGTCAAAGAGGCTTTAAGCCTAGCCCAAGATTTCACTTCAGCCATAATGCCGGTCTGCCGCCAATGGGCAAGATGCCAGCCAACGACATGCCAAGGCAGCCGTATTGGGACGGTGGCGTAGCCCATGAAGGCCAGTATCAGATGTATAATGACTCTGCTAATGACGGCGGCGGTGGCGGCGACTTGCCTCCTGCCGCGTACACTGGCCCAACGCCCACAAGTTCGGCTCCCGACCTTTCCCCTAGTCAAGGCGGCCCGGGTTCTTATCCGCCCGCTGGCCCTCCTCCACCGGATAATACCAACTATTCACAAGGCAGCATCGGCAACGGCACGCCGCCGCAGGGGATTGGCGACCTGGTTCAACCACCAGACCTGCCAGCCGTTTACAATGACCAGCCAATGCCGACATGGATGCGGTTTATGCCGCCTGCGGCACAAGCAGCTTACTGGGCTGTCAGGGGGGTGCAGAGGCTAGGCGACATGTACCATAACTCTCACCTAAATAAAGGCAATGGCGGCACGGCTGACGTTGGCCCATTAGAGGATGTCAGTGGCAATGCGCCAAGGGGCGGCAATGGCAGCTACAATCCATTTGGCGGGTTGCCGCCGGGATTCACTCAGCAAGATCAGCACATTAACAATCAAGAGGGAAACTTCGGCGCTCCGAACATGGACTGGCAGGGATTTCAGGGGCCGACCTTCCACGGTGACAGCATCTTTGGTGGCAGAGGCAGCCCAATCGTCCCAGGCTCAGGCTTCCTGAACAACGAAAGCAGCCTGCCGACCTTGGCTGGCGGGCATTCTGACTTAGGGGCTGACATAGCTTTGCACAGCGGCCGGTTCAGGGATGCAATAGCTAATGCCCCTTATCTTAACCCTAATTTCAGCATGGGCATGCCAAAAGGCATGGCAGGCGGGCAAGGCATTGGCGGGGGCGGTTTGCCTATGAAGCAGAACTTCTCCGATGGCGGGGTGGCGCAGGATGATGACATTGTCAAAAGCCAGCGTAGCGTTGGTGCTGGCACAGATGACCCTCGCGTTATTCCTAATGCGCCATACAAGATTAACGACATTGAGCAGCAGTTTCTAGGGCAACAGGATGAAGGAATGAGATTGCGCGACCAGTTGAATGACCGTGACGAAGCAGAGAAGGAATTAGAGGCAGAGACAGCGGCTCAGGCAACTCCCGCAACAGACGAGCAGCGCAAGGGCGTATTTGGCACGGTTGGCGTCAATATAGACGGCAAAGAAACAGAAGTGCCGCTATGGAACGAAGGCATGACGCCAGCCGAAGCGGAAGACGCCGCCAGGATGCGGATGGAGTGGGGACTAGACGTGTTCGCCCCCGACTCAGAGCTTGAAAAGGCGCAGAACGCCGCCCACAAAGGGCCGGATGACTATGTGCCAGATGACCTATTGAATCGCACCAATGTCAGCCCGCAGGCAATGGCTGACTTGTATGCAGCCAGAAACAAGTCTCAGCCAAGCAAGCCACAGCCAGTTGGCTTTCACGGCGGCGGCATGGCTCGCATGGGCAAAAGCTATGCAATGGGCGGCGATGTAAGCCAAGTGTCGCCTATGCAGCAGTTGCAAGGCATGGGCACAGACACTGTGCCAGCAGCCCTTACGCCGGGAGAGCTAATTTTGAATAAGCAGCAGCAGGCAGCGGTAATGCCTAGACCCGGCATGAAGTCTAAATTGAAGCCTGAACAGCGTGCAGCTATTGAGATTGCTTTGCGGAAGGCACATCAACCAAAGCCGACCATCTAGCCCAACTCATATTGCCACCGTCCACCTTCCACATATAAATTAGCTGCTCTCTAGTCAGCGGCTTAGGCTTAGGCTCCCTCTTGGGAGCCTTTTTCTTTGGCTTCAATAGCTTTTTCAATGGCGGCTTTAATGACTTTCCTGATGCCGTCTTCTCCAAGCAAGTTGTAATCGTCCCTCTCGTCATGTTTGCAGATTTCCTTGGTAGCTTCTGTAGCGATTTGGTCGGTTGTTTTCATACTTTTATTTGGGCCTACAGGAAGCCGCCTGCTAATGCCTTCTCTGCTATTTGCCAGGCGATGACGCTGCCCTGATCTGGCCAGCTATTTCTTTTAGTGCTGCTTGCGCTACGGCCAATTGTTGCTTTAACTCGTCGCGCTCCATGAGCAGTTCCTTTGAGGACTCTAGTGATTTGGCAGCGAGTGCGGCGTTGTGGTCGTCCAGTCTCACAAACAATACGTCCTCTCCATTTATCTCTACTGTGAACGCTTGAGTGAGCGGCTCTCTACTCCCGATTCCAAGAGCTATCTCAATAGCTTTCTCGTATATCGCTCGTTCGCCTTCCGTCCACTGATGCTTCTTGTCAGCAAGGGCAACTCCGAGTGAATCGAGTGCTCCTATCACAATCCGGCAATCGCCCTCTGTCATTTTATTACTCTTTAACTCTTTAATTTCGTCCTTGAGCTGATTTATTTTGTCCCATGCTGGCCTTAGTTGTCTCTCGTAAGCGAGTGCGGCGTTGTGGGCGTCGGCTATTAGCTTGAAGTCGCTAGCCGTGAACTGGCACATTTCCTTAACTGTATCCTCTGTCCATTCGCCTGTATTTTTCATACGCTAGGCAAACAAACCCCCTGCCGCATAACTGGCGGGCAAAAGCCGCGCTCAGCCCATACGCCAAGGCGCTCTTTGCGGGCTACGCCTGCCTTCTTCTTTGCTGCATACACTTTGCGGGCATAAGCCGCCCTGAATGCTGGTTGCGCCCATTGTTGTTTTGTCATTTTGCTAATGCTTTCAGTACTCCCATTGTTGTCATTGCTGTTAGCCTGGTCAGTTCGCATACCCGCACGCCTTCGGCCCGCAGGAGTTGTAAGACTTTGGCTCTTTGCATACTATCGCTGCCGTCCCATGCTTTGCGGTTGTGTTTGCTGGCATGGACTATAATTGAAGGGCTGATCTTGCGGTCTTTGCAGATTGCAAGCATCCGGTCGAAAACAAAGTAATCGTCTATAAGTCACTCTCTCTGTTGTCTGGGGTTTCTATTTCTATCACTGTCTTTTCTTGCGAGAAGCTTTTGACCTTCTTCTGCGCCGTTTCAAAGTCGATGCGCCACGGTTCGTCCCCTTCGATAAGATGTGCGTGTCTAAGACCGTCAAGCAGGTCTTTAACCGAGCCTGCAAAGTTATCAGGGTCGAGGGGTCTAACGCGGTAGCCTGTAAAGCGGACGCGAGTGCGAGCCACGCTTTTTTCTTTTCGATTACGTGCGCCCGCCAATGCTGGCGTCTTGTCACATTGAGGCTTGGGGTTCGGTAGTGGACTGTCAGGGTTAGCTTCATAAAAGGATTTGCTGCCGCGAGGGAACATTTCTCGCAGGCGGCTGTTCAAGGCTGCACCGCCTTTGCGAGTGCGTCGTCTATGATGTCGGTGGCTTCACGAAGTCCGCCACCGGAACACAATGTCTTGCGAACCAGCGTCAGCGCATCCACAAGCGGCTTCTGTATCAGCATATCCTCACCGTGCTGGTCTTGTGCTCCCTTCGCGTATGCCACTGTCTTTGCGTCGGCTATGGCTGCGCTTAATTCGTCAACGCCTTCTAACAGCTTTCCAGTTGCAAGTAATCGCGCCTGTGCTGCCGCCAGTTGTGCGCGGAGTTGCTGGAACATCTTACGATTTAAGCTTGATACCTTCTCCCACGAAGGGACGATGCAACCATCCTCATGGGTTTTTCCTTTTCCGCCGCATTGACCACACTCGTAACTTTTTCCGTCCGTGATATAACCAATGTCCAATTCCGCCTCAAGTTCAGACCATGCCTCGTTTACCGCTTCGTCTGTGATCGGGGATGATCTAGGGGCTGGCATGGTGAATCCGTTGACGTAAGCATCAGCAGCTTCCGTAAGCCATGCTTTATGCACATCATCACCATGCAGAATCTTTGCCGCAAAGTCCCTGACTGACTTCTCCCGCTCTGCGGCGAGCGCGGCGTTGATTAGCTTGGACATTGCCCGAAGCCGAAGTTCATAAGAGGAATATCCACCCAGGTATTCACGTAGCCTTTCCGCCGTCCATTCGCCTGACGCGGGCTTGGGTTCACTAGCCTTTTCTTCCGCATACTCCGGCGTTTTACGTGCGTCGGACATTCCCTGCTGTATCTGCTGGTGTATCTGATTAGCGGTATAGCTTTTTTCTGTAGCTTCGCCCGACGCGGGTTTGGGTATGGCCGCGTTATGCTTGTCGGCTATTCGCCTGGCTGCAAGCTTGTCCATTGCGACAAGGCGTTGCACGCTTTCTTCTGTCCATTCTTTCATATTATTTTTGAACATTATTTGCCTGCCTGCGTCAGACTTGCTGATGCCGGAAGAACTGTATAAATCCAACAGCGGCAACCGGCATCCCAGGCGGCGGATTGGACTACGACTTTGCAGCCATTTGCTGCGATGCGAGCGACCTCGCCGTTGTCGAACAGGCGCGGCGGCACAGCCGTTCCCCCAGCGGGAGGGCTGTGACGCCTTGGCCTGCCCGGTATGGCAGCCGAAAGGTATATGAATGAGACTATCAGCAGGGCTGTCAGGGCGGTTGGTTTCATGCTGTTTTTAGGGCACTGGACAGCCTGCCCATAGGGTTATTAACAAGTTATTGCGCGCCAGATTGACCCAAGTTTCTAGGTCATATATTGTCTGATGTTGTGTACTCTCTTCGCGCCGGAAAGAATCTTGCCGCTGCCTATGCAGGCCAAGCATGAATCGCAAGTTCTCCCGCAGCGTCCAGGCCGTGTTAATCACCTGCTGCAAGCCGAAGTGCGTGGCATTAGAATCTCCGTTGCACGGAACCTGTAGAGCCGTTTCCCTGATGCGGTCTATCTCGCGAATTAGCGATTCGCTGTTGAACAGCCACGGGTCAGGCAAATTAGTGGAGGGTTGACCTAATATCGTTCCCTCCGAGGTACGTTTCGGCGTGTCGATCGACGTGGCCCCACTACCGAAAGCCTTGAATGTCAAAGAGCCACCGGAAGAATCGTCGACCCGACTCGGCGGGACTATCTCCAATGGCATCCTGTCCGGCTCGGCTACTGTATGTAAAGCCGAAAGTTTAGTCATTTTCATACTCCTGCTGGTGCTTGTAGATGTTGACCACTTCGGCAAACCTTTGCATGAACCTCTTGGCTGGCTCTATGCGCGTCTTGCCTTCGTTGTTAGGGAACACAATCAGATCGTCGGCCAGCCACGGCTCCATTACGAAGCCGCCTTCGCTGTCGCAAAGCCCGTTCTCGGCCACTAGCGCGGCATAGCCGCCGACTTGAACGTGCTGCGAGAAGTAGCAGCCTTTACGCTTGAAGTCTATGATGGCTGTTCGGTTATTCCTTTGCAGGCAGCCGCAATCGCTGATGCCGCCTACCCACAGCTTTTCGCTGTAGCAATTCTTCTCTGTCCAGATGAATTTCTTGACGTTCTCAACAGCCCACTCGGCAAATGCAACGACAGCGGGGGGCATACCATTTAACACGTAGCTCGGTTCTCCCCCGCTGTCGTTTATGCATGACTGAATGTAATGAGACAGGACGCCGTGCGTTCCAGTTCCTTCCTTGGCCGTCTCTTTCTTGTATGTGTTGTGGGCGAAGTAGGCTTTGGTGCAACGCTTAATGAACGCATCCAGGCCGCTCTCGTTTATCTGGTCAAGGGCGGCGTCAACGGACTCTCTAAGCAATCGTTCCTCGTCCTTGGTCGCCTTTCCATTCTTCAGCTTGGTCAGCACCTTCGGGTCAGGCACGCCAAACTCCATGACGGCCCTGCCGGATGCGAAGTAAGTCAGTTGCTTGCCAAGGGCGTCAACTACCGTGCTTGCCCCCATTAGCGGCTGGTCGTTCAGCAGATGAATATGCTTCTCTGCGTCAAACCTGTATTGGCTGGCTACAGGGATTGTGGCTATTGAAACCATTAGAATACCGGCTTAACTTCTTCAGCGTTAAACAGCCGCTTGGCCTCAGCCACTACATCGGCTGGCTCGTTGTAGATGAACCGCGCCACTTGCATGAGCACATCAACCTTGTCGCTGCCAGCCCCGGCCATGAGCAGGGCGGCTACCTTCTGGCTGGCCATCCATTTGATCTCGGCTGACTTGTCATCGCCGCCTCTGAAAGCTGCACTGGCATCATGGTGGCCGTTGCTGCTTGTGCTGACTGAGGTTGGCTTGCTACCATCGGCCAGCTTGTAGTTGGTGTATTTGCCCTTCTGCTCCAAGCTGACTTGCGAGCCGACCTCAACTTCGTCAAAGCCTGTTGCTTTGCCGCCGTTGTCCAGGTCAACTGAATACATTGTCCACGGGCCTTTTGGGCCTTGGCCTTGTTTGAATACTGATTTTGATACTACTGTTGGCATTTGGTTTCCTTTGGTTGGTTGTTTGGTTTTGGGAAATGTTTGTCACGGAATAAGTAGACGCTGCCGTCTGCACGCTCGCCTGCGTGTCGGCCATAGGACATGCAGCATGGGTTAGCCTCGCAATAGATGCGCTTGCGTTGGATAAACTTCTCTAAGGCTCGTGTTAGCATGTTCATTCCTCCACCTGCTGGTATATGTCATTCTCGTAAGCCTGCCTTGCTTCGTCAGGCGAGATGTCCCAAAAGGATTCCCCGCCGCTAGAGTCCGGCCAAATGGCACACGGTCTTATGCTCTCTCGCGCTTCGCTAAGTTCACTTCCCGGTAAGCCGGATTGACTTAGCTCGGCCAGCACAGGCACGGGGAAAGATGTGACACTTTGTTCAAAGCGAGAACTGCATGTGTCCGGGCAAGTTAGCTGTAGCATCATGGCAGTCTTGCCTCAGTTGGCGCAAACAAAGCACGCTTAACCTTTAGCCGCATAAGCTCGCGCCTGACTTGCTTGATTCGCCTGTCAAAAAAGCGTTCTACTAGCCGACGCTTAGGCTGTTGGTGGGCATGGAACAGGCTTAGGTTTTGGGTTATAGTTGGCGTTCTCATTGGCGGTTTACGTAATCACCAGCCCCAAACGCGCAGCTAACCCAGATCATATTCCTGAGGGCAAAGAACTGGTCGCACTTCCGGTTTATGTCAGCCATGCCGCCTTCGCCGCCGAATGGCCGGGAGCCAAAGGGGTCTGCTGGCTCTTTAAATCCGCAATGGGTTTGCCATTCTTCAACGATCTCTCCGCGAGTGGCGCGGGTGGATTTGCTATCAGGGGTAGTGTATTTGCTCATGTCTATTTATTGGTTTTCGTTGTTAGACCAATGTAAAACAAGGATGTTCAATGTGTCTAGCCGTTTTTTCAACTTTCTTTTTTACGCCACGTAAGGTTTTGTCCTACTACTATTTACGAAAGAAAAAACTTGTGAACGAAAGCCCTTTCGCTCTTGTCTGTGAATGCCGAATGAGAAACAAATGAAGAAAAAACAGATACGCCGACGCCTGCCGCTGGCCGAAGAAATCGCGGAAGTCGAAACGCACGACCAGCGCAAGAACAGAAGCCTGACCATCAGTATGCTGGAGGAGGTTTACCTGAAAATCCTGATAGCCATGCGCGACGGGCCTTATATCAATCCAAGTGCCTACCTCAACGACCTTATCAGGCGAGATTGGCAGCGGAAAATCCCTGCAACGGATGCTCATGGGCATGAGACCGACGCGCCGGACGGCCATCCGAAGCTTGGCTTTCAGCGGGATGGAAGGCCTTTCCTTGGCGCGTTTGCCGCTATCTTGCTTGCTGCTTCTACTATTGGCCATGCTGCTTTGGGTTAAGGCTTACCATCGTAGTCGCAGTAGTCAGCCGGGAAATCTATCTTGGCTAGCTCATGCAGTTCGACTGACAAAAAGTAAATGGTCTCGCCATACTCTCGGACACATCGGCTATTCCATTCCTGGTTGCCATGACATTGTTTGCCATCGTGGATAGCGTCTACGCTGTCTAACAGGTGCGTAGACAGGGATGACCAAGTATTGCGAAGCCCGCGAACAAGGTTAGACCGCCGTTGTCGGCGCTCTTGGAACAGGCGCTTTTGCTCTTTGGTCATGGCTTTAGATGCTTAACCCCGCTGCTCCATGCCCCGCAGCCTGTGCATTGGTAGCGTTCACGTTTGCCTGTCTTGGTGTAAACATAGCCCCGCCTTTGCAGCTTATCCGCCTGACAGGTTGGGCAAACGCCCCTCTTATCAAAGCTGTCCAGGTTGACATGGCTTGTTGACCAAGCCCTAAGCTTCATGTAAACGCCTTCAAGCAGGGCTATGTCATGGGCATTATACCGGCGCATTGTTGCCCAAGCTTTCTTGTCGCCATGTATGCAACCCAGCCAGGTATGCTTGCCTTCTGTCGGCAGTTTGCGGCCTATGTTCAGGTAGGTGGCCAGATCGTCCAGCCTGTTGCTGTCAAACTTGAAATGTTTGCGGGCTATCTTTAGCGTGTCAACGGTCTTGTAGGGGCTGGGCGGGTTTAGCCCGTGGAAGATGAACCTTGCATTAGACTTCCCTATGTCGAACCTGTCGCCGTTATGCGCTATGATGACATCGGCTGACTCAATCTCTTTCCATAGCTGGTTGACTAAGGCGCGGTCATCTTGCTTGCTCTTGGCGTACAGCGAGGGGAAATCCGGCAAACAGAACGTCCGTGTCCCTCGCCTGCCAAGCTCCTTTACGGAGAAACTGAGCAAGAACCAGTCGTCTTTGACGGCTATCACATTCTGTTCCCAGATGCCCCATACGTAGCCGAGGCTAGGCGCCGTTTCGATATCGAGCAAGATTACCTTGGGTTTCATACAGTTTGCAGTAGCTTCCTTAAGATGGTCGCCGCTGGTGTGCCAAGTGCCTTGCGAATCAGCCTGACAAGCTCGCCATCTCTCTCCTTGCTATCCCTGACTACCATGCGAGCCATGTCGCATTGCAGCCTGTAATGCGTCTCGCTTGGCAACGGCTCCTGCCTGCTACTTCCGTTCATTATTACGTCATCGTTAGTGGCGGACTCGGCGTTAGCTGAAAGCTGTGAATACTTGCCAGCTATGGTCTGGTATTTCTTAATTAGCGGCATGTCGGCTGTCACAATGAACTGCTCTGCCCTTGCCGGATGGTTGCGCCTTTTGCCTGTCGGCCTAGGGTCGCCTTGCGTCCTGCGGGCTTGCTGCCTATGCCTTTCCGGGTCTATCATGTCGGCGGGCAGATGCTCGGCCAGTTCGTCTGTCCAGTTGTCTTCTGTCATAAGTTTCCCCATTGGTCGGCCATAGCCTCGGCAATGCCCGTGAATGTTTTGCTTCTGATTTTCCATCTGTCAGGGCCGGGTGATGCGTAGTGCAACCGTTGTGCCTTTGATTTCTCTGCGGGAAGCATAACCATGTTGGTCGGTTTAAGCGGCTCAAGTCCCTTGAGCCAGAAGCAGGTTGCCTTCCGCTCGGCGTGGCCAAAGTGGAATGGCTGAATGACCTGGCTGTAGTTGCCTATCAAGTCTTTGGCGTAACCGTGCGGGATAGGGTTCTCTATGGCTATCTTCTCGATTCCAGCATTCTTGAGTTCATTAAAGAACCTTGCTGACTCAAACAGGCTTATCCACCGTTTAGGACAGTCAGTGTGCAGCCAGCAAACGCCTGAGTTGCAAAGGTAAGTGCAGGGCGGGTGAGCTACCATCAAGTCCCAACCATCCTGAAACACATCAAGCACATTGCCCTGAACGTGCTTGCCGTTGCGCTCACTGGGCAACAGGTCGCACGACCATGCGTCATGGCCCTTAGCCGCAAAGGCATCCCGTACAACTCCGCTGAACTCGCAAGCAACAAGTACTCTCATAGCTTTAACTCTGATTGGCTGCGCTCAAGTTCCTGCGGCAGATATTTCTTCCAAGCCTTGGCAAAGTCGCCATGCACGTAGCCCTTGTGCACTTCGTCCTCGGCTGTCCTGATGTTCTTAGGCTCGATGCCATAACGCTTGAGTGTCCTAGCTATCCAGCCAGCCGCACCATGCCAGTTGCCTTTTGCATAGTCCCGCTCCCATTTGGTCGCCCACGGCACTTCGGATTCTTCGGCTATCAGTCTGCCAATGAGATCAAAGCTGGTAATCTTGCTTACTGTCTTTTCTTCAAACACGGCCCTGATGCTTCGCAGTAGCTTTGTGCCCTCTGAATCTTCAACCTGCTGACTGAACGCGGCCACGGCAGCTTCTCTCGCTTTATCAGCCCATTCCGGCCCCGCCATGTCGGCCACGGCCAGAAGCGGCTCAACTATGTCGATCTGTCTGCCGTCTTTGATTTCTTCCGGCACAATCGGCCTGGCTCTGTGTAAGGCTTCAAATGATTGCTTGGCCCAGATGGCCAGGAAGGTTCTGATGTGTGCCACTTCGGCGGGTATCTCGCGGGGCCGGAAGATTGCAGCCCTGTCGCCGGGGTCTTGCCTAGCCATGTGGATGTGGATGGCCCTACTAGCTGTAGTTTCGTCAACCATGTTACCGATGCCTGCAAAAGCTTTAGGGCAAAAGGTTCCAAACTTCTCAGGCTTTGCGCTTTGGCCGATGCACCTGATACAGACCGCGCCATGCTGATAGCCAGAGTTAAGTACGCCAACTATCGGGTCTTCTCCGCCGTGCGCAAAGAACTTGTCCACTTCGTCAATGAGCAACACGGGCTGGTCGGCGCTGACGCTTCGGAATAGTGCCGCTTCGCTGATGCTTACAATAAGCGAGTCGCCGAGCACGTTGTCGCACAAGGCCAGCAGGCAGCGTAACACTTGCGTCTTGCCGCAGTTCTGCTCCGGCCCACGGCTCATCAGGTAAGGCGTGCAGTAGAATGCCTTCCAGACGTACGAATAAGCAACCCAGATAGCAATCATGTTGGCATGCCAATCCTCTGGGAAGCGGATATACTTAAGCAGGAACGCTGCTGTTGCGTCCAGGGCTTGCGGCAGGGTTGTAATTTGAGCGGGCGAGATTGACTCGCCGGGTACGACGGATACAACACCATTACCGCCCTGTGCCGCGTGCACACCGCCGCTCAAAGTCTTGCCGGGTATCTCATCAGCTTCCGGGTCTGGCCCGCGTGCTAGTATTTTGGCGAGCATGCTCATTGGCGGAACAAGTGCACCAGTATGCCGAACACGCAGCCAGTGATAAACATTAGCAAACAGTGGTCAAAACTCATACGTAAATCTTCTTAGCCTTCCCTTGCACTACCCGTAGATAGTTCTTTAGCTGTTGGATTGTCCCCCAGTAAAAGCCTTCAGTGGCAAGCCTGTCGCCAACAGGGTCGCCGCTCTTGTGCTCGTTTATGCTTTCGGGGTCAACCTGCTTGACTAGCTTAATGGCTTGCTCAAGCCTAAGCTTGTCTTCGATCAGCCTTGTCGGGTCGTTGAAGCGGGTCATAATTCCTTGAACCCTTACGGCAGTGGATGATTGCCGTTCTCTGTGCAGGCTATTGCCAGCGCCCGCCATGCGACATGCACTAGCGGATGTGCGCCACTGTCAGCGTCTATGAGCTCTCCGCGTTTCCATTTGGCCAGATGGCTAAAGATTGCGGCCTCGTGTGCCGTGTCTATATACCAAGGCGGTTTTGTGCCGTTCTGCCGCTTGGCGCTGCCGTCCCATGTCGCTTTCCATAGTTCTTCGCGGAAGCGGTCAATCAGGTCTCTGCGTTCTAGTGGCCAATCGGTCATTGCGTGTGTGTAGTGAAAAAGTTAAATGCTCTGCGGATGACAAAGCCCCTGACAAGGCTAACAGCCGTGAAAATGGCTGTAATCCGCACATTATCCGAATAGCCAAGGCCGGGAATAAGCCATCTGGTCAGCAGCAAGGCCGCAACGAAGCCAATGGCTATGTGCGTGGCTGTCTCGGCTAGGCTGGCTGTCTTGCTCTGTCCGGCTTGTGTCACGCTCACACTTTAGGGTAAGCATGGGTAAGGCGGCTACCTAAAAGAAAAAGCCGCCATAAACTCAAAGGCGGCTTTTACCTAGCGTAGCGGTATGTAAACAGTTCGTGTTATCCGTTGTCTGGATGGCCCGCGTATATGTTCAAGGCTTTAATGATTCCCTGCTTGTTGGGAGTGACATGTATTGCTGTTATTTGGCAATCATAGTCCTTGCTTCTAGCGTCTTTCGCTATCTTGAACGCCTCAGATTTGCTTGGCGCAAAGCAGAAGCCTTGATGCTCGTTATTGCACGGGTGGTTTGCGTTTGCTCTTGTGCTTACTTGATAGATTTTCATTTCTAGTTAGTTGGTTTATATATATCAGACATTCGCTTTAGTGTTTCGTTCAGTTAATTTAGGCTTGCACCATCTTTTTTTCCTTGCCTCAGCCAGCCTGTCGCTTCGCCTCTGGCTTTCTGCCGGGGTAATCCGCTTTGGTATGCCTTTGGAAAGGCTGCCAAGGTAACTGGCGGCTGCGCTTGCGTCTGCTTTTTCTTGTGTGCTCATAATGGGTTTTCCTTGTCTATTTGCTGGGCATCTCTAATGCAATTAACGGCTTCTTCCTTGGTGTCGAACGGGCCTCCGTATATGTCCCCCGCTATAGTGACATAGTATCGCTTAATGGTTTCGGTGGTGATTTTGTATTTTTGCATTGTTTCAACTTTCCTTGTTTCTGCTTTCAACTTTTCCCCTGTGCGGCCTCGTATTCGGCTAGGGCTTCGCGCATGGCATTGGACGCATCCGTTAGCTCGTTGCCGTCCATGCCTAGTTCTTCGACATGGGTCAAGGTTAGCCGCAAAGCCTCAGCCAGTTTGTCGGCTTGGGCTGATTTGGCTCGCAACTGCTCGTAGTGCTCGCGAGGCATGGTCACTTTGTCGGCTAAGAATGGCTGTTCTGTCTGTGTGTCTGTTTTCATGTTTGGTTTAGGCTAGTATGTTTTTTAGTGCGTTGTCTATATGTTCGTCTGTTACGTATGGATAAAGGTTGTCGCAAATCCAAGCTACCGGGATGCTGGCGCTCAGCGCGTCCCATCTCAGGCGCTTTTCAATGTCTTTGACGCGAGGGTCGCCCTTTAGGGCTTCTCTGTGTGCTGGCAATTTGTCTTTCACTGTGGCCAAGCGTTCAGACATGAACGCAAGATGCTCTGGTTTAATTTTGCTGCGAATAGCTGTTTCCATATGCCTATTAGTAGCCTGTATCAGTAAAGCGTTCAATATATTTCTGGAATTATTTAAAGTCTATTGTGGAAAGGTCTGGCGGCGGGTTACGATAGCATCTTGTAACCTTGTCGCCCAGCCTGACGTTTTTGGCTTTTAGTCCGTAGGGTTCGAGGGCGGCTGAGATCATTTTAAGCATTGCCTGATCAGAATAGTCCTCGAATCTCGGATTGCTGGCTCTAACCATTTTGGCTAGTTCGAGCGAGGAAATGATTCCCTTATTGTGCTTCATGGCTTGTTGAGCGTATTCGTGTATGTTCATATGATGTTAGTATATGTTGACCTTGTTGAGTGTTGCAACAACAAAATGGCTCTCCTATGGAGATTATTCATAAGTCCTACGGAATCAGGCTTGTAGCCCCGCCGTTGAGCTTGTAGCCCCTAAACTGGCTTGATCTTGTTGACCCTGTAGCCCCTCCTGGTCTGGACATATCCATCAATGAGGGGGTCTCTTGGTGTACTATCTCTCTCTCTCTCTCTACTCTACCCTGCTCACTAGCCTCATCTTGCCTAGAAGGCTAACTAGCTTGCTTGCTTGTAAAGTGTAAAGAAATGATACACTTTGCTGGCTTAACGTGCTGAGTAGAGTACAGCCGTAATTCAACCTGTACGTGCTGCGGAGCTTTGTGTGTCTGTTTTTATTAAGGCAAAAGTATTTTGCTTATTTGTTTGAACATTTAGCTAAAGCGGTTTACTAAGGTGGCATGAATAAACTACAGCAGTCGGAGCATGAAATGGAAGTTCAGGCAATAGCAGACACAGAGGAAAGTGAAGCAGGGTTGGCCAATGAGCTTTTGAGGGACTTGGCAGACGGGAAGGGATGGGACGAGGAAAGATGGGCTAAAAGGGGCTTGCAAAAGAAAGTTTGAACAATCAAAGGCTTTAGTGTTCTATAGGTGTATATGACAGCACATATCAGATTTGGAATAATCCCACGAGGCAAGCGAATAAACGATAGGGGCAGTCCCGGCCAAACGCTTTGCGGAGCAGGCATTGGCATAATGGACATGAGTTACAGGGATGGCATTAACTTGTCAGATTCGGATGCGGCCGCGTTTAAGGTTTGCCCCGAATGCATTCTCGAAATAGCCCCAGCCAAACGCGAAACAAGCCTGTAAAGCACAGCCAAAACCAAAAGCAATCAAGCCGCCTTAACGGGCGGCTTTTTTGTTGCTGTGGTATATTGGCATTGCTTACAGGAGAATAGGCTGGAAGGCTTTGTGGGCAAAAGGAAAGCCCCAGCTTTGTGGGCTGGGGCTTTGTTGGGTTGGGGTTTGTGTTATTTGCGCTTGCCCTCGGCTTCATTAAAGCCCTCTGACATAGGCGACAAAAGCCTGCGATCTAACCAGCCGCCGAAATCAGCCGCTAAATTGAATAGTACCGAAATGAGTTTTCCGATAAATCTCAAGATATTTTCACCCCCTTTAGATAAGCGTAGAAGTAGCTGTTTGTTGGGCTTTTACTGTAGGTTATCAGCCCATGTTGCTCAAGTGATACTAGCGTCCTTTCCATTCCCCTGCCGTGAAGCCTGAAATGCCCTGCGTTGCGCTGGTTGGCGGGCACGAGTGAATCCCTTGTTAGCCGATCAATGACTTGCCGTTGTGCTCTGGTTAATGTCATCAGATACATAGAACACTAGATCGGTTTAATGTTCAAATTAATTTTAGGCTTATTTGCACGCTCAGCCAACCCAGCCAAGGCCAGCCAACCCCGCGCGACTAACTAAACATGCCGGGCAAGCTAGGCAAAGCAGGCTAGCCAAGCACGTAAAAAGGCCGCTAGCCTGCGTAAGAAGTCGAACAGCCTTATGACAAGCCTTGATTATCAACCACTTACGCACGGACTTTCTATTGTAGCCATTGTCTGATGTTATGCCCGAAACCAGCATAATGAGGGCTGTGCCCAGCCGGGAGAAAGACTGCACCGTCTGCAATGCCAAGCGGGCCAGCCGAGCCTTTGACCTAGAGCTAAATGGCAGGGTCTGTGACGATTGCATACCCTTCCTGATGCACGCCGACTACCTGCTAGGCTCGCTGACCATGCTGTTCGACAGGCCCGAGCCAGCCACTGACTACCGGGCTGGCATGGATGGCTGGCCTTTAGGCTAGGCCCCCCATACACCCGCCGCGTGGCAAAGCCCGCGCCGGAGTCCCTTGACTTTTATATTACAACCCTAAAAACCATGCTTTTGACCTCAACTGACCTGGACTTGCTAACCAAGCAGCTAACCAGGCTGGCAGATGAGATAGAAACCCGCATGGCCCCGCCGACTGACACGCTGGTTAAGTTTCAGCTAGCTAAAGCATGGCTGGCCCAACTGGAAGCCCGCAACCTTATGGACGCAGCTTCATCGGCCCAGTGGACACTGGAACAATAATGCCATCTAAGCTCGACACCACAGCAGGCCTGGAACGCACGAGGATGCCCTGTACAGCGTTTTCTGAGCCAGCCAGCCCAAAGATACTGGACACTCCTGCTGGCAAGCAGCAATTGGCTTTAGCGATTATCGAGCAGGGGAGCATTAAGAAAGGGGCTAATAGCATGGGGCTAAACCATTCGGCTGTGTTCAGCCGGATGCACACCGACCCTGAGCTAGCGACTATTGTGCGGCAGGCCAGGACGACGTTGGCCGAACCGCTGATGGAGAAGCTTGGGGAGTTGGAGGAGTTGCTGTTGAGCCTGAAAGGGGCCGAGCGGACGAACGAGCGGATTAGCGCCATTCGGGAAGTCATGCACGGGATTAGGTGGCGGATAGCGAAGTGCGCCCCGGCGACTTACGGCGACAAGGCTGGCACGCAGATCAATGTGCACAACCAGGTGGCTGTCGTGTGCGACGAGAGGACCAGGGCGCAGCTTATAGCTTTACGCGACAAAATTGGAGCACCCCCCATACAGCCGCAGGTACAGGAACTCCGCGAGGGAGTCCCTACAGATATAGACGCCGACTATGAACGACAATAACACATACGTTCCCATAACCACCACCCCGCTGCTTCAGCCGCCGATTACCCAGCCGACACAGCCCTGCCCTCATTGCGGCTACTGCCCGCATTGCGGAAGGAGCGGCAGCATTGCGCAGCCATACATCCCGACACACCCGATCTGGCAAATCCCAATGACGACCACGACCGGCGTAACCTTCTACTGCTGACCTATGCCATTCAAGACTAAACACGACAAACCCATAGATAAAGACCCGGACTACATCAACCCGGCTGACCAGAGCGAGCTAGTCAAGCTGCTTCGCGACTTGCAGCTAAGGTTTGTCCCGAACACCGACCTGCACAACAAGCTGGCAAAAGCCATTCAGTTAGCCAAATGAGAGCACCAAAAGGAAAAGCAGGCATGAAAGCGGTTAAGCGTCTTGGCCGAACCAAAGCGACTGGCGGCTTTGACAAGATAGCAAGCAAGGCGGCCAAAGAGTACGGCAGCAAGGCTGCTGGCGACAAGGTTGCAGGAAGCATTTACTGGCGGATGGCTGGCAAACACTAATGTCCCTCCCGATTACAGTCAGAAGGCTTGACGCCGACAAACAGCAGCTAAGTGCTGACCCTATTTCCATTTACGGGTATCGGATTTATAACCCGAACAACTACACCATCTACGTCAAGTTCTACGACGCCCTTGCGGCGAACGTGGTTATTACGAACAGCGCCGTAACCTCCACTACGCCCACGCTGACAGTCACCTGCCCTGCACTGGTCGAGACAGCCACCGACATCAGCCAGCCGTTTGCCACGGCTTTGACCATCCGTTGCACGACAAGGAACGTTGACAACGACACCAACCCGCCCTCGGACTTTCCCGAAGTAGTCTTCGCCATCACGGCAGCAGGCTCAGGCACGGGCGATGCTTTGGTTAGCCAGCCGCTCAGCCAGTTTGCGGCTACCACAAGCGCACAGTTGGCCGGGACAATCACGAACGAGACCGGCACAAACCATTTAGTCTTTTCCGACAACCCGACTCTGACCAGCCCGACCATCAACAGCCCGACATTGACTTCGGCTGCACTGGGCCAGCCA